GCAGCGCGTCGATCGCCTGCTGCGCCTCCTCCGCCGGCATCGCCAGCAGCTCGGCGACGGTCATGCCGCCCGACACCGCGAGATCCGACGGCGTGTCGTCCGGCCGCCCCACGGCGCGCTGCTGGTGTTCGTAGCCGGGCCTTGGCGGCGGCGCGCCGCGGCCCTGCATGATTTGCGTGAACAGCGCCGCGTCCCACGGTTTCGGGTCCTCGTGGAACCGCCGCTGCTCGATCGGCGGCGGCTTTGTGTAGGGATACTGGCCGACCTCGGGGTCATCGGCAGGCAGTTGCTCAGACATGATGTCGTCCTCCTACGGAATAACGGTTTTGGTCGCCTTGATCATCCACTGCACACCGACGCCCGCCTGCATGTTGTTGTGCGCGGCACCGCCGCCGGCGGCGGCAATGGACAGGTTGTGCTGATGCCCGCCGGCGAGACTGGTGGTCAGCGGCGTGCCGCCGGCCTGGTTCGGAACGCTGATGAATTGCTGGAAGCCGGCGGCGGCGCTACCCAGCAAGCCGGGGTCCACCGTGTGGTTATGCACGCCCTGCAAGTCGGTGATGCCGGTATGGCTGTGCGATGGCATTTCGTTCGCGGTCAGCACATGGCCGCTTTCGCCGTGTAGGGTGCCAACGAAAATGGTGCCGTTGTCGCGATGCACCAACACGCGGCCGACGTAGTTCGGCAAGTTAAAGGTGGTGGCGCCGTCACCCGCGCCGTAGGTGTTGCCGATCAGGGCATACAAATCCGGAAAGCCGCTGCGGCTGATCGCCCAGCCGTCGCACGGGAGCCAGCCGCCAGGGCTCGTCGCCGTCGGCCATGGCTTGAGCGAGCCGACCGGCTCGATGGTATTGGCGAGCGCGGCTTTGATGGCATTGATCTGCGTCTGCAGTGACCCGCCGCCGCTGGTCGCCGTCCACAGATCGGCGTCCAGCTTGGTCCAGTTGTTGTTGATCAGGTCGCCCCAGGCGTCGCGGTCCAGGCCGACCGTCGGCAGGGTGTAATTATAATGGGGGGTGGTTGGATCCGCCATGCTAGGCGCCCCTGCTTCCGTCGCTTCCTGCTGGCCTGGGAGCGGTTCGGTCATTGGCTGCGCCACCGTTAACCCGCGACGGCATCTGCTCGGTCCCCTGGTCGTGCTCCATGCATTGCTGCTGGATGGCGGCGAAGATCGGCGCCACTACCCGATACGGCGCATGGCTCAGCGCCTCAAGCACGACACCCCATTGCTGCGCGCTCATGCTGACGGCAATCGGCGTGTTGGGCTCGATCATACCGCGATCCCGCGCAACGCCAGCGACTGCTTAACGCTCGCATAAATCGCGTCGATCTGCGGCTTGGTCAGCACCGCCGAGTAGTATCCCCAGAACGCGATATCGACCGACGTGTCAGGCGTGGTCGGCGCGCCAGCGGTTGAGCCGACGATGTGCGTGCCGAAGAAGTTGTTAGTGCCCGTCCCGGTGGCGGAAGCACTAGTGGCGTGCGTCAGGTCATAAGCCTGGGCAATGGTGCCGCCGCCATTGGTCCCCGCATAGAAGGCGTGCGAAGTCGTGCCTGGAACGGTGACATTCACCACCGCGCTTCCCGGCGTGCCGGACGTGTTCTGCAAAGTGAAGTTCTGCGGAATAAACGTGCCGCCTTGCAGCGATCCGAACCCCAGCGAGCTACCGCCGGTCGTGAGGTTCTGCACGATCGAGACAGAGCCACGCGCGGACGACTGGGCGTTGCACTTGCAGACGATCAGATGTGTCTCAGCGGCGAAGGCCGGAACCGGCGTCTGGATCGCACCGACGCCGTTCGGGCAGCGGATGGCATTGGACAGATAGGTCGGCCCGGTGCCGTAGTGGGTAAACGCCGAAGCTCCCGCCACCATGTTCTGCGAGTGTGCCAGGTCAGTGCCAAAATACGCCCACGCCTGCAGCCCGGCGATGGTTGGCAATGCCTTGATCAACGGGTTGGCGGAGAAATCCACCCCAGCGAGCGTGAGAGCAGTGGGCATGAGCGCATCCCCTATACGAACCGGGCGCCGTCGATCACGGGCGCCCACACCTTGGCCATGCCACCGGCCTGGATATGCGTCAGGCCATCCGCGCCGTGGCCGTCGATGAACATCTCATCGTCGGTCGCCTGCGGCATGTAGAGATTGGGCTGGAACGCGGTGGCCAGCTTGACCGATACGAACACCGAGGTTGATCCGTCCGACCACGAGATCACCGGCGTGAACAACCCGCCGTAACGATCCGCCATGACGTTGATTTCGTAGAAATTACTGCCTGAGGTCGCACGACAGAACACCTGCCCGCCCCGCACCTCGAAATCGTAACTCACGACGGGATCCGCCGTGAGATCCAGCGGCGTGACCGTACGCGGCACCGAATTGAATATCGTCCCAGTCGTGATAAACGGCGAGGCGGTCGCGATCGATTGCACGGTGAACGCCAGATGCCCGGTGGGACCGTCACGCTCCAGTATCAACAGGTTGTCCGCGCGCGAGCCGATCTGAAACTGCAGCTTGCCGTGACCCCATACGCCGGCAGCGACGATGCCGCGCCACGCATAGTGCAGGGTCTCCTGCGGCAGCGTGTAGGGGAAGTTCTGGTCGGCGATCGCCAGCAGCTTCATGCTGCCTTCAAGCGGATCGTAGCCATCACGCACGAGCGTCGTCTGCCGGTTGAAGTCGAACAGCCCGAAGCCCTTGCGCGATGCATAGGTGCGCACGTAACCCTCGGCGTATTCCCGCCCCTCCTGCCCCGCACGTGTTCCCGTCCCCGCATTATTAAGCTGCGGCGTGTACTGCGCGGTGAACGCAATGTCGGCGGGATGCGCGAACGCCTGGATCTCGGTGACGATGCTGTCGATGCACCAGATGTCCAGGTTGATCTGGTCATTGGTGCCGAAGTTCAGGATCACCAGATCGTAGTTGCCCGACTGGACATAGGACATCCAGCGTAGCGACGTGTTGGTGTACCAAGGCGGGAACGTCAGACCGACCGGCGGACCAGGGATCGCCAGATGATCGAACCGCGACCCGCCAATGCCCAGTTCATCGATCACGAATGGGACGTTGCCGAAGTCCTTCTTCAGCTTGCGGAACAGCAGCGACTTCAGGTTCTCGCCTGACGCGGTGTCAGCGGCGAGCGCCGTGGTGCTGTCACCGACGATCGCGATCTTTGCAGGACTAACCGTTGTGGCAGCGGCCATCGCGGCGCGCAGCCTGGGCACCATGGTCGGCGTGACCGTGGCCGCTGGCCGGCCATACGAGCCAGCGCGCATGGGCAGGATCAGCTTGCGGTAGGCGCCCTTGAGGCTCGCGCCATCGCCGACAAAGATGACGCCGGCCGCTGTGGTCAGAGACGGGGCGTTATAGATGCCCTTGGGAAAACTCAGGAACCTGTAGCCCTTGCTGCGCGCCGCGTCGTGCGCCGTCTTGATCGCCGCGCTGTTGTCGGCGACGCCGGTCGGATCCAGCCCGGACACCAGATCAAAGACGTTGACGGTGTCGGCGACTCGATCATGTTCATCGCGCGGCTGGTTGAACCCGGTTCCGACATACACACTGCCGCCACCACCTCCGGCGCCGCCTGCCTGCAACACCCCGATACTGGTCGGCGAGGTCTGCCACAGGATCACGCTGGTCGCTGGCGTTAGCGACAACGGCGATCCGGGAGCTGCGGCTCCCAGCGCCGCGCTGCCAGGCGGATAGACCGACACTGGGTTGGCGCCGTTGTGGTAGATCGACCACACGCCGCCGGGCACCGAGGTGAGCACAACACCAGTGCCGGAGGCCGCCGCGGTGATCCACGCCACGCCGGGTGGCAATGGCGTAGCCGTTGCCTGATCAACCCCCGCGGCGGTTACGTTGTAGCTGCCCAGCGCAAGCTGGGTGATCGTGCCGCTGGCGACGTTGGCAACATCCGCCCGGAGCGCGTGCCAGGCGAGCTGCCCGCTGGTGTCGATACCGCCGATAACATTACCCGGCGTATCCTGCACGGCGAACTTGTAGTCAGGCACGCGCGGATCCAGCGCGGCAATGGAGTTCTCCTGTAGCACCAGCAGACTCGGCGTGATCGTGCCGCTGGTGATGATCGGCCCCGAAGCGATGATCGCGGAATCGACGTAGCCTTTCGACGCGACGCCGAGAGGTTGCGTCGGCGCAGCAGCGACGTAAGCGGCGCCGAAGCGGATGCCGCCGGTCGGATCAACCATCAGCCCAATATTGCCGGCAGCATCCTGCCACGCAAAACCGACGCCTGGCACATGCGGATCGGGGGTCGTCGCGATCGCGCCACCCACCAGCGTCAGCGGTCCGGTCATCGCGTCGCCGGTGAGATGCACGAACGGCCCGGCGGCGACGGCACTGTCCACGTATTGCTTCGGCGCGACGCCGAGTGCCACCGTGGGATTGCCCATGACATAGGCTGCCGGCATGTGGAACGCGCCGGCCGTGTCGATCGTCGCGCCGACATTGCCAGCGGCGTCCTGCCAGCCATACGCCACGTCGGGAATGCGCGGATCGAGCTGAGTGACAATCCCACCGCCGAAGGTGGTCAGCGCACCTGAGAGTGTACCGCCCGTCAGTGGAAGATATGGCGACGTCGAGTTCAGCACGCGCTGCCAGATCGTGCCGTTGGATGAAATCCAGTCGCCCGCCACCCAGCTGGTCACGCCGTCGATCGCCGCCGTGGTGCCCGACACGGTGACCACGTAGTAATTGCCGATGGGCTGCAGCACGCCGCCGGCCAACGCACCCGACGCCATGGTCGGGGTGTTGGTGGCGGCATTCCAGCCGCCTTTGTAGCTCAGCGTGCCGGTGGCGACCGATGGCAACTGGGCGGACAGCAGCTTGCCGGTTTCATCGAGCGTGGCAACACCGAGTGCGGCCGCCTTCTGCGACAGCGGCACATAGGTTGCGGCAGTTGTGCTGTTCGCTGACGCAATCTGCGCATCAACGTACTGGCGGGTAGATGCGCCAAGGGCAGTGGCCGGATCGCCCGAAAGCACCAGCGGGCCGACCATCGTGTCGCCGCTGCGTAGCACACGCAGGTCGGCATACTGCCGGGTTACAGCCCCCAGCGCGCCCACCGGATCTGCGGCCAGTGTCAGCGACCCAGTTAGGGCGCCGCCCGTCAGCGGTAGGAACGGAGCTCCGGCAATTGCGCCGTTTAGCTGTTGCAACGTCACGGCCTGCAATGATGCGGCGGCGTCGCCAGCCAGCGTCAAAGAACCGACCATGCTGCCACCGGAAAGCGGCAGGAACGGAGCTCCGGCAATTGCGCCGTTTAGCTGTTGCAACGTCACGGCCTGCAATGATGCGGCGGCGTCGCCAGCCAGCGTCAAGGGGCCGACCATGCCGCCACCGGAAAGCGGCAGGTAGCGCTGAATTAATTCGTCGAGCGTATCAGCGTTGAGGTTAAGGTGGTCGCCCCAGACATCGTCGTCGGCGCCCGGCGTGGGCTTGTAGAGCGAAAAATTCGCGGTCAGCGTGTAATCGCTCATGGCGCGCATCCGCCGGCGATCACCTGCAGCGGCTGCCAGGCCGCACAGGCGGCGTCCAGCGCCGCCCACTCGTAGCCGAGCCCGGCGAGGGCCATGTCGAACACCCCGCCCTCCGGCGGGTAGGCCGAATACACCACCGTGCTGTAGCGCCCGACGCCGAACGGCCGGCGGGTGTGTGCCGCGACGCCGTCGACCAACAGATCGCCCGCGGCAATCGCCGGCTGATCACCGGCCAGCACGACATACGGCACCAGCGGCACCGGCGCGGTCGCCAGCACGTTGGTGTCGCCGTGCTCGAGCAACCCGACATAGGCGGCGAGCCCCCAGTCGTCGCGCGCCTGCGGCCACAGGATCGGCAGCGCGTTACTCCATTCTGCCGGGCTCAGGCTCCTGTGTGTCAGCGTCCCGACGGGCGGGCGCGCGTAACCGCGCCCGGCGAGCTCGGCATCGGCCGGCATCGGTGCATTCCAACTCACGTTGCGCGTCAGCAGCGCCAGCTCGAACGGTCGCTGATCGAACGGCACGCTGCTGCGCGCACTGCGGCCTAGCCGGCGTGGACCACCCGCGGCGGCGAGCTCGGCGGCACTCAGTCGCTGCCGCGGCAATTGGCGCAGTGCGCGCAGCGCGGCGCCGCTCATCCGACCCGCCGGAAGCTTTGCACCAGCCGCGAGCCGGCCGACGCCGCGCGCTCTTTCGCGAGGTTCGATTTCGCGACGATGGCGTTGTAATTATTGGCCCACGTCTCAGTGCGGCCATCGTCGCGCAGGAACGGGGCGGAGTATTTCAGCGCCCCCCAGAGATAGGCGCCCGGCAGCGCGGTCAGCACCGGCGTGGTGTCGGTGTCGGCCGGGCCGAGCGACTGGGCCTGGAAATACGCCATCTCCAGCGTGGTCGGTTGCCAGCCGTCGGGCAGCGGCGCGGTCGGCACCGCGTAGGGCCATAGCTCCATCAGGTCGCCGACCACGCTGTAATAGAGCGGCCCGGTTGGCAGGTAGGGCAGCACCACGGTCGGGTGGGGCGGCATGCCGCTGACCGGCGGCGCGCCGTTCTGCACCTGCAGCATATCGCCGATCTGCTGGCGGTCGCGGTAGACCAGCTGCCGCCCGGTCGACAGCCGCAGATCCTCCGCCTCGATGTAGTCGCACGGCAGCGGCAAATAGGCCGCGTCGACCGTCTGCGACACGCGCCGGATCATGCAGCGCGCGCGCAGATCGAGGTTGACGTCCTGCTCGCCGAGCGCCACCCAGCTTTTGACCGCGTCGAAATTCGCCACCGGCGTGCGGAAATTCGCGCGATGCAGGTAGGCATAGATACTTGTCTCGAGCTCAAGGCGCGTCATTACACCGGCGCCCCGTCATCCACCCGCAAATGGCGCACCAGGTGATCGTTCAGAAACCCGCGGAAGCGTTTCTCGTCGATCACCTCGAGCCCGCGCATGATCCCCATCTGCTCGAGCTGCTGGATAACAACCCAGGGGATGCGCGCGACCGGGCGGATACCGGCGGGATTCCTGCGCGCTACCGCGCGGTCGTAGACGCTGCGCTGGCGCGCGTTCTGCGCCAGGATCGCGCGCACGTCCTGCACCCGGCGGATCACCGGCAGGCCGTTTTCCCAGCTGATCTGCGTGCGCACGCCGTGGCGGCTGACGGTATCGAGCATTTTACGACAGATCGCCGATCATCGCGTGCGCCTTCGGCGCCTCGACGCGCAGCGTGCCCTCAAATGTGACGCCGCCGTCAGCCGCATCACCGGTTATCGCGAACCGTTCGGTCAGCATGTCGCGGCCGCTCAGCGGCGCGATGTCGGCGTAGTTCGGGTCGATAAGCAGAATCACCCCGTCGGGCATGAAAATATCAGGCGCCATCTGCAGCCGGCCGAAATCGGTCAAATACGCGTCGACCGCGCCGGCGATGGTGATCGGCTCGGTCGCCGTCGACTGCACCACCTGCTGCGCCACGATGGTGTTGCCGGCGCCGCCGACCGCGGTGCCGGAGAATACCCGTTTTAGGCGCGGCGACATGAAGCCGGCGGTCGGCTTGCCACCGTTGCTGTAAGCCTGCTGCATCGCCGCGGCGACCATGTCCAACGTGAAGGTGCGCGCGGTGCCGGCGGTCGGGCCGTTCGAGCCGTCGCCGACCGGCAGCGCGCCGGTGCCGGCGCCCATCGAGCCCTGGTTGATGAAGCATTGGATACCGGACATCTGCCGCGGGTCGGTCGCCGCGCGCACATTGCCGCGCGTCACCCACCATTCCAGATCGCGCCGCAGTTCCTTGCCCTTCAACAACATTTGGCGGTTCCATTCCTCGCCGCCGACGCTGTTGGACGCGCGGAACGTGTTCGAAACGGTCACTGAGCGGAACATGATCTGGCATTCGTTGAACAGCCGCGCCGGGGTTCTCGCCGGCTGCGCGGCGTAACGGAAACCCTCGGGCTGCACGTTGCTGTCCGCCGCCTGCAGCGTCTGCAGCAGCCACTCGCTTTTGATCTGCTCGGCCGGCGTGCCGCGGCCGATCGCGGTGACCAGCGGGGTCTCTTCCGGGTCGATCATCCAGATCGCGT